CACCCAAAATATCAAGCCCCTGTCCTGCGCCAGTTGCCACACCACCCAGGACATTACCCACACCCTTGACCACTGATCCTAAACCGCCCGCAGCTTGTTTAACACCACTCCAAATTTGCCCTTCGGCGGCAAACTCATTTGCTTTCATTTTTTATCCTTTTTACACCTCTGGTAAACTTAGACCCGTCTTGTGTTCTGATACTGTTGATCAGTCGGCGTTCTAGTTCTTCTGCTTGTTCAGTGGCATAATTTTCACGAATAAAATTAATCAAGTTGACAGCGCCTGCAATCACATGATTGGCTCGTGACTCTACTAGATTTTCCTTGTCTTTTTGTAGTCTTAAGGAATCCAGCTCTTCTAGTAAACTACGAGTCTTTTTTTGCAAAATAATGCTCCAGATTAAATGTATTTATTAATTTGACCCACATACGTCATCACAGACTACCAAACGGCCATGTTCGTATTTTTCTAATTTCCAGCGTTGTTCTACATTGTTGAACCATGTTATGCATGTTTCGATACCGTGGTGTAGTGCATTATTTTCGCTGATGATTGAACTTAACTGTTCATTTATTGCTTGATGGTATTCACCTTTGCCATAAGTACTAGGGTAAAATCCAGTCCAACAACAAGGAAACACTTCGCCTGTTGCACTTATGTATATAGATTTCATCATCTTGGCCTTGCAGTACACACGGGTGCTAGGTGTCTTATTTGGTACAATATCTTCTAACAGTATTAGATCTGTTTTCTTCTTGAAAAACAATGTTTGAAAATCTGTCCTACCTTGATAATTTCCTAAATTGTACAAATGATTTCCATCTTTATCAAACACCGGGCCTGTGTCGCGACCATGATTCACTAGTTCAAATTTACCAAAACCCAAAGCAGTTGACAACTTTTTGCAGTCTTCAATTTGATGCTCATTATGCTGGAATTTAATAAACTTCCATGTTGCGTTGCCGCCAGCTGAAATAAATGTGGAAGCATTTTTAATGATTGTTTTCCAGGAGGTGTTTCTTCTATACAAATTATGTGTGTCCTCTAGACCGTCCAAGCAAAATGTCACGTTTGAATTCAATTTTGCTAGCCTGATCCAAAAACTTTTGTCACGGGCTGAGCCATTTGTACTAATAGATACGTGTAAATTGTCGCGACCTTGTTTGAAATACTCCACTATATCAGCGGCTTGTGGATTCATTATCATGTCGCCAAAGTTACCATTAATTCTGATACTAGTTAATTGATTAAGGAATTCATTGGTAAAGATCTTTTTGACTTTTTCCAATGTCATGTTTAGTTCCGGATATCCGTCATTGTGCTGATACCCATGAAAATTACGTGGACAAAGCGGACAACTTGCATTACATAACGTCGATATTTCTAAATGCACGTCACGAATTTCTTTATACTCTATCATTCCACTTTCTTCAATCCAGCAATCATGTTTTTGAGTTTTGCACTATTAACTTCGCCGGATCCTGAGCCTGTGGGCTTGTCCCACGCAGGTGTGCCTGTTGCACGTTTGAATGCAGCAGAGCCCGACCCTTCGGCATCGTCTCCTCCGGTAAATGTAGTCTTGGGTTTGATGCTACTGAGGATACTGCCCACTTGCGGTCGCATGGAACCAGGAGTACCCTGTGCATCTTCTCCAGGGTCAGTGATACGCAAAGTTTCCACGTCAAAATCCAAGTCCACTTTCATGCCCACACCACTCGAACTACGAGTTTTCATCAATTGAATCTGATAGCGACCACGTTCACGCATTTGTCTGCTGGTGAAAATACCAAACACATTATCTGCTGTGTTGATCTTGCTGATGCCGCCCGAGATATGACTATGGTCAAATTCAACTTCCTCAACAGCACTGCGATTTAACTGTGATGCAGTTATCATCAATATGTTAAATTCTTTTGCCAAGTTACGCAGTTCTTCACTCACATACTTGTCTTTGACAAACAGGTCGTTGGGGCTGACCTTTGCACTCACGGGCATGACCAAGTCCAAATAGTCCACCATGATAAAGTCAGTTTTTCTTCCTGTCTGCACTTCTAGTTCTTTGAGATACGCACGAATTTGATTGACGTTGCTCTGTGCTGGCATATACTTGATGCGTAAACTGCCTGACTTCTTTCCAGTCATTTTAACTTTGAGTTCCAGTTGATCCAAGTCCCTGAAAATTTCCTTGGTGCTGATATTGGCCACCATACTGTCCATGCGCATGGCACACAATTCTTCGCTGAGTTCCAATGTTAGGAACACACCACTGAGTCCTTGTGTGACCCAATTGATGGCAATGTTTTGCATGAACAAACTTTTGCCCGAACCCGATCCGCCTGCAAAGATGTTCAACTCGCCGCGATTCATACCCCCAAACAATCGCTTGTCCATGGTGGACCACCCTGTGCTAACTTGTCCGTTGTTGTCTTTGATCTTCATTAATCTAGCACGGGGATCTGCAAAGTATTCTGTGCCCATGTCTTTGGTCAAACTGATCTGCACAGCATCCTTGATTAATTTTTCAATTGGGTCAAAGTCTCCCTTTTCAATCATGTCAGCTGCTTTGAGCACTGCACGTTCCAGTTCCTGTTTTTTAGTAAAAGTCTCAAACTCTCCCATGAACCATTCATAATGATTGTCATTTAAATCGGGCACTGGTTTTAAATCTGTGGTGGTCACTGCAAGTATCTGCTCGGCAGTGGGCATGGACTTGTGCCCTTCTATGTGATCTTTGATAAATTTGGCAGCTTCTTTGAGACTGCGATCAAAGTTGTCCGGGTTATAAATGTTTTGCACTCGCAGATAACTTTCTGCATTTTGTACCATCATTTCCAGAAACAACTTTTGTAATTCTGTTGAATATTCTTTACTCATGTGTTATATTTTACCTGCTATTAATTTTATTTTTAATGGATTAGATTCTGCGGCTGCCAGTATGCTGGTTAACACAAACAGTTTCCCATACAGCTCCACAGCTTTACTGACGTCCTTACAGTCTGTATGCCACACAGGGAAACTCACTGACCACCCATAGTCAATTGCTTGTTCCACGGCTGTGTGCCCGGGCCATACTGCCGCACCTTGTTTGTTCACATGCTTGTCAAAGTCCGGAACATAGATAATCCGTTTGCCCAAACGTTCTATTAGATCTGCTTGTTGCATACTTATTTCGTTAGTTTGTGTACTGACCCCATCTATGGCCATGGCATCAAATGGTCCTTCCACCACTATGACAAATTTGTTTTCCGCCCGTTGATTATCCAAATTAAAAACAAAATGTCCAGGATGATCTGAAAGGTACTTGGGTTTTATGCCATCTACCAGTCCCCTTGCAGTATATCCCACAATCTCGTTTTTGTATTTAAAAGGAACAATGACCCTGCGATTTAATTTATGTTCAATTTCTGGAGTCCAGTAAAAATCATATTTCTGTAAATCGATCTTTCGTCCCGCCACATAATCAACTGCATCAACAAATCCCGTGGGGTAATTTTTATCTGTCAGTTCGTAAAATTCAGCCAGGCCAATAAAGCTGACTGCTTCTTTTGGCAGTGATCTTGATTGAAAGGAAATTTCTTCTTCTGATTCCGGTTCTCGAATCTGTTCCGGGCTGATCAAATCTTTAACTCGTAATGCTTCGATTACCAGACGTTGTATTTCTGTTTGGTCTGCGCCCAACCATTTTAAGAAACGTCTGTATTTGAAACTCAAGACCCTGCCAGGTGTATAACTGGTTTTGAATCCGCAATTAAAACAATGATAGCTAAGGTGTCCGTCACCGTTGGTTTTTATGCCGCCCCTGCCTCTGGTATCTGTGTTATGGCCGTTGTGAGTGCAGCACACTGCATTGAAACTGAGCCACCCGCTTTGGCTGGTTTTGCGTTTGGACGGCAAGATGCCAAGGGTGTAATCTTGTACAGAGTTAAACATAGTTGTTAGTATACACTAACATTTGATAAAAATCAAATAATTTGGCTATGCTTGGTCTGCTTTGTCATACATCATTAAATTAATGCCTGAAAGTTTTTTCATTTGATCTAATTCATCTTCAGTGTCTTGAATATTTTCGTCATAGATGTTTTCAATATTGACTGCTTTCTTCAACAGTTCTAACTCGGCCTGTGGTGGCGCAACAAAAATACCGCCTCGTTCAGTTCTATCTACTAGTTCAGGTTCAACCTGGTGTAGTTTGCCAGATGCTGTGATGTCTGCTTGTGGAGTGTGCTGTTGTCCACTGAATGCAGACAACATATTGGCTGCTGCTTGGATAAATTCGTGTGATTTCATAATTAAGTATTCTTAAACGTTGTGCTATTTTGGTTCACTGCGCTTTGAAACACCGTGCCACATTCTGTCAGTGTGATGGCAGTATTGACGCCTGCAACTGGCAAGACTGAAATTCTGTTTCCAATGCCAGTCATGTTGATGTATGTGGGAAAGTTTGCGGGAATCATAGCGCCCACATTGGCTGTGAGTGTTGCTGGTGCATTGATAGCGTAAACGCAGGCTGCATTTGCTACTATTTTAACTTTTGTGCTGGCTATGGTGTTGGTGTTACCAGCTACATTGGCTGCTGTTGCTGTCACTATTGTATATGATGCCATATCTAAAATCCTGTCTATATGTTATTTAGCTGTTATTAGGGTAAGCTGTGCTGACTACAAACATCTGTCCCTGGGCTCCCCAATTATCATCTACGTAAGCAGCATAATTTACGTTGCCGCTAGTGTAGCGAATACTGTATATGTATTGGTCACGTTCAAACACATTTACGTTGGCAGTGGGAATAGTGACAGTGCCTATACCTGTTGTAGCATTGGAAATTGTAACGTTAGATTGGAAAATTACGTTGGCATTGCTGGTTACATAATCGTCTATTACACTAAACACCAACGGTTGCACGTTGGATAAATTGTAGGGTTTTTGATCCTGATTTTGTACTTTTACTTTGATGACGTTGTTCACGCCTTTATAGCAGGTAATTGTTCTGGTATACACAACTCTGTTCCTTTGTTCTATTTCTGGATCTGTGGCAATCTGTACCAGGATCGTATTGTCGTAGATATATGTATTAATCTG